TATTCTGATGGCATATAAAACAAACTTCAAAAATATTGATTTAGACAAATACTATTTTGATGAAAGGACTGCAAACATTGTGGTCCAATACATCGAAGAAAACGTGAAGCACGTAAAAGGTGAGAAAGCTGGTGAACCATTTATTTTGGAGCAATGGCAAAAGGATGACATCATTAAACCTTTGTTTGGTTGGAAGCACAAAGAAACTGGATTGCGAAAATACACAAGTGCTTACATTGAGATACCAAAGAAATCAGGCAAGTCATTTTTGGCTGCATCAATTGCATGTGTTTTTATTGACATTGAACGTGAAGGGGGCTCGGAAATTGTTGGTGTTGCATGGGGTAGGAAACAAGCTGGTTTAGTATTTGATGCAACAAAACAAGTGATACAAAAATCACCAAGATTAAAATCCAAGTGCAATATATATAGAAACTCAATCACTGCACCTGACCATATTGGTGGATTAAAAACTTATCAAATATTATCAAAAGAGGCTGGTGGTGAAGATGGTATTAATCCACAACTGGCCATCATTGATGAGTTACACGTTCATAAAAACAATGAAGTTTTAGAAATGGTTGAAAAATCACAAGGGGCAAGAAAACAACCTTTGTCGTTTATTATCACAACCGCTGGTTCAGATTTATATGGTATTGGATACCAAAGACATGAACAAGCCATTGACATTGCAAAGGGATTGATTGAAGATGAATCACAACTGGTTTGTATTTATGGAGCAGACAAAGAAGATGATCCGTTTGATGAACGTACTTGGAAAAAAGCAAATCCAAATTACAACATATCAATCGGCAAACGTGCCTATGAAAAGGAAGCAAACAAAGCAATGGTGAGTGCAGCAAGTTTGAACTCATTCAAAAGATACTATCTAAATGTTTGGACACAATCAAAGGATGGATGGATTAATGATGAGATATGGACCAAATCACATTGGGATTTTGATGATGAGATGTTGCGTGACTATCCTTGTTATGGTGGGCTTGATTTGTCATCAAGAAGTGACATCACTGCATTTAGTTTAGTTTGGAATATTGATGGAAAGTATTATTCTAAAAATTGGTTTTGGCTTCCTGAAGATAAAGGATCACAATCAGCGGATAAAAAAAACATTCAATATCGTGAATGGGTTCGTGATGAATACATTGAAGAAACAAGTGGCAATGTGATTGACTATGATTTTATCATTTACAAACTTGGTCAACTTAATAAGTTATATGATATACAATCCATTGCATATGACAATTGGAATTCACATCATATTGCTCCAAAGCTATATGAAGAAGGATTTGACCTGATTGAGTTTAGACAAGGGTTTAAATCTATGAATGCTCCAACCAAAGAACTTCAGGCAATGGTTGAAAGTAAAAAGTTTAATCATGGCAATAATCCAGTGTTGCGTTGGATGGTTGGCAACGCATCGGTGAAGTCTGATCCAGCTGGAAACATAAAACTTGAAAAAGATACACGTTCACCAAACAAAAAAATTGATGGATTGATTTCAAACATCATGGCATTTGGTTTATGGTTAGACAAACCTGATTCAAACAAATCTTATTTAGAGGATGGAAATTTATATATAATATGACAAAAATAACAAGAGAAGAGTACAACAAAGCGTTAGATATTGTTGAGCAATATCATCAACAATTGGTTTTGAAAAAAGCTGATATTATTTTATTTGAGCAAAAAGATTGGACTTATTGGGAAAAATTAGGTGAATGTTCAGTTAGGTTGAAAAATATTATTTTATCAAATCCTAATTACAATGTAGAAGATATAAATGAAAGAACATTTTTGCCTTTAAGAAATGCTGGTCGTAAGACTTGGCGTGAATTTATTGAATTACGTGGCAGATAATGAAAATTCCAAAAAAAATATATGATGTCCTAAACAATAAAAGAAACTTTGATTTTATATTTCTTGAAATGTTAAAGCAACACACCAGTGAAGATGCTTATGATGCGGCACTTGATTTGGTCCGTAAATATGCACCACATTTTAAACATTACAAAGACTTTGATTCTTATCGTGTTATTTTCTCAAACAAAAACAATCGTGAGATTGAAGTTCCTGAAGAAATTATTGAAGCGGTTACCAAAGGAATTGATGACTTGTTTCATAAGCATTTGAAGAAGGTCAAGGTCCGCAAAATGGCATATGATCAATGTGTCAAAGAAATTAATAAATATTTACCTGATTATAAACCACATAGAAATTATCAATCATTTAAAGCACTTCAATCAATAAATTATAAAAAAAAATAATATATTTGCAAAACAAACAAATATTTAACTTTCATTAAATTACCCTTGCAGAAATGTGAGGGTTTTTTTTAGTTAAATATTTTACATATTTATAAAAAACTAATGTATGATTTTTGCATTAGTGAATTTATTTGGATTTGAAATCAAAAGAATAAATCCAGTCTTATCAGAAAAAAAAGGTTTCTTAAATGCAACTTTTGGTGGAATGGTTGGAAGAACACCAGTCACCGAAACAACTGCAATGGGACTTTCTGCATATTGGGCTGGTGTGCGAAGAATCTCGGAATCAGTTGCAATGCTTCCAGTTGATGTGTTTAAAAAATCAAATGGAAAGCGTGAACAAGTATCACATCCAACTGAATATTTATTAAATGCTGAAGCAAATTATGAATCAATATCATTTGATTTCACACAAATATTAATAACATCAGCAATCAATCATGGTAATGGATTGGCTATTATTGAACGTGATCAGTTTGGAACACCAACATCATTGGTCAATGTATCACGTGAAATTTGTGAACCATTAAAGTATGATGATGAAATTTATTGGAAAGTTGAAATAAAAGAAGCTTCAAACAAAGGTGAATCTTTGCTTGTAAAAGATGCGGACATTATCAATTTACGTGGGTTTGGTGTTGATCCAGTCATTGGTTTAAGTGCAATACAAGCACACAAACAAAATCTTGGGTTATCAATTGCAGCACAAGATTATGGTGCAGACTTTTATAACAAAGGAACGAGGATTGATGGATACATTGAATATCAAGGTGTTTTGAAACCTGAAACAAAAGATGCTATAAATCAACAATGGCAATCAAATTATGGTGCAAATGGTACACGTGGAACTGCAATCTTGGATGCTGGTTCAAAATATCATCGTATAGGTTTACCACCTGAAGATGCTCAATTCATTGAAACAAGAAAATTCCAAAAGAATGAGATTGCAACAATTCTTGGAATACCATCACACATGATCAATGAAATGGAAAATTCAACTTTTTCAAACATTGAACACCAGTCAATTGAATTTGTGACTTATTCAATTGGAACTTGGATTGAAAAGATAGAGCAAGAATATAGACGTAAACTTCTAAAACAAAATGAAAAGGTAGATCATTATTTCAAACACAATGTTGATCGTTTACTTCGAACTGATGTCAAGACAAAAGGGGAGTATTACAGACTGATGACTGATATTGGTGCGTATAGCATAAATGATGTACTTGAATTAGAAGATAGGAATCCAATTGAAAATGGTGATGAACGTTATGTGCAAATCAATAGAATACCTATTGAGGATATGAAAGAATATTATAAAAAAGAAAATAATAATGAATAAAATAGAAAGACTTGCAGAGGTTCGAAATATTAACGAAGTAGAACGAACTGCACAATTTGTAATATCAACCGAATCCATTGATAGACATGGAACATCATTTAAACTTGATGGATGGGACTTGTCAACTTACGACCGCAATCCAATTGTTGGATATAATCACGAAGTGAGTGGTTCTAATCCTGACACAATCATTGGAACATCAAGAGTGTTTAGAGATGGTGATGCTTTGATTGGTGAAGTAACATTTGAACGTGAAGGAAACAATCCTTTGGCTGACAAAGTATTCAATAAAATGCAAGATGGTATTTTGAAAATGGCAAGTGTTGGAGCGATTCCACACGAATATCGATATGGTCAAGGAGAAGAAGAGGATAGAAATACTATTTATTTTACACGTCAAGAATTGGTTGAATGGTCAATTGTGAGTGCTGGTTCAAATCGTGATGCGTTTAAACGAAGTGCGGACCAAGTTGATGAACTTAAAAAATTACTTGAGGTTGAAGAAGAAATTATTGAACAAGAAATGGGATTTGAAACAAAATCAGCTTTGCGAAATTATCACAAAGTTAAAATTGTTACAAAATACCTATAATCAAATAATTGATTTTTGTAGTATTAAAATTTAGAAAATGAGAAACAGTAAAGTAATAAGAGAAGAAATAGGTGAAGTAAAAACTTCCCTTGATGCTCTTGAAAATTTAGTATCTGAAGAAAATAGAGATTTTTCTGAAGATGAAAAAGTATCATTTGATACAAACATGGAAAGATTATCAAAGTTAGTTGATGAACTTCCAAAAGTAGAAAAAGAAGAAGAAATAAGAATGAAAGCAGCAAATTTAGGTGGAAGTCCAGTAGTGACAGAAACCAAAGAAGAAAAAGAAATAATAAGAGATTTTTCTTTTGGTAAAGCGGTACGTGCAGCATTTGGTGGAAAACTTGATGGTGTTGAATTAGAAATGGCACAAGAAGGTGAGAAAGAAATGAATGCAATTGGTCGAAGTGCTAATGGTATCGTTATCCCATCAATGATTTTAAATCGTGCAGTTGTTACCGAAAATGGAACAAGCGGAGTTGAAACTCAATCTTTTGTTGATGCAGTTTATGCAAACACAATTCTTGATGAATTAGGTGTTACTCGAATTAGTACATCAAGTGATCAAAGGATTCCAGTACTTGGCGCAGTAAGTACACAATGGGAAACTGAAACTTCAGATGCAATTGATGGTGGAACTGCAATGAGCAAAAAAGACCTTGCTCCGAAAAGACTTGCAGCTTATGTTGATTATAGCAAACAAGCAGCTATGCAACACAATGAATCACTTGAAACTGCGTTGAGAAACTCAATTGCACAAGCGGTTGGAGCAAAAGTTGAATATGCTTTATTCACTGATGATTCTGCAAATGGTGCGTATAATTATTTAGGTAGTGGTAAAACTCCAGTTACAAATGCAAACATCACAAACTTGATGATGGCACTTGTTGAGGAAGTACAATCAAATAATCACAATCGTGGGAATTTAGGTTTTGCAATCTCAAACGATTTGTTCACTGAAGTTTACACCGCTGCACAAGTATCAGGTGTTAATCCATTAATCATAAATGAAATGATTATGGGAGTAATGGCGAAGTTTTCAAACCAAATTGCTGACATTACAAATCCAGCGGTTTATTATGGTGACTTCTCAAAAGTTCAGATTGCACAATTTGGTGGTGTTGAAATCCTTGTTGATCCATACACACAAGCAATCAAAGGAACAAACAGATTAATCTTAAATTCTTATTGGGATGCTGCACTTGTTCAAGATGCTGCAATTTCAGTTGGAACATTCGGATAATTCATTTAGTAATTAGTTAATATATAAAGGGGGTTGGGGTTTTCCCTAACTCCCTTTTTTTTTAAAACCAATGATAAGAAATAAAAAAATAACAAGCTACACACAATCAGTCAATTGGGCATTGACTTTGGATGAAGCAAAAAGACATTTGAATATTTTAGATACATCTTTTGATGACATCATAAATGATTACATAGCATCTGCACACTTGATGCTATACAACGAAGCTGGATTGCTTATCAAAGGTGCGGTGACTGGGTACATGGATAAATGGGATGATTTTCGCATTGATGTTAATCCAGTTGATACATTTATTATCTACTATTATGATACTAATAATGTAAGAACATTACTAAATTCCTCATCATACTTTTGGACAAATGGTCTTTATTCTTATGTAGAAATGAAAACAGATTTGCCAAATTTATATGATCGTGACTTTCCAATTGAAATTGAAATTACAACTTTGGCGAATACTGATGACATGGTAAAACAAGCATTGCGAATGATAGTGTCGGATATGTTTGAAAATAGACAATCAACTATTGTTGGAAGTAATTTACATAACTTATCACGAGGCACACAATTCCAACTATCAATGATAAGTCAACGTACTGAAATATGAACATAGGTCGTTTAGATAGAAAAATTGTCATTGAATCACAAACGTTTTCAACCAATTCAATTGGTGAATACACATCAAGTTGGTCAACGTATCACACAACGTTTGCAAATGTGCAACGTGGACTTGGTAATGAAAAAGTTGAAGCGGATCAAGTAACGGCAACAAGCAAGGTTAAATTCAAGATTCGTTTCTTTGATGGCATTAATGAATCAATGCGTATTTCATACAATTCCAAATATTATGACATCCTGGATATTCAAGAACTTGGTCGTGAAGGGTTGATGATTTCTGCCAACAAAAAGTTATGATTGAGATAAAAAAGATACAAGGTGTAAAACAATTACAAAATCAAATCAAATCATTAGCTGATGATAAAATAAAAAGACGTGAAATTTTAAAAATATTAAAAAGACAATCAAAGCCTTTATTAAAAAAAGTAAAAGAAAACACACCAGTTGCAGACAATGCAATATTGTATCGTGACAAAATTTATTATCCTGGAGATTTGAAAAAATCAATG